TACACCCCCTCTATTGATTGGGCTAACCGTGACCTTTATCATTCAGATGGATCGTATTCCCTTAGTTGGCAGATCCGCAAACTTTATGATTCAGCTGGAGTAGAGGCTCTTGATTGGTCAGGTACTTCTGCAGGCGTCAGCATTACCAGCACCAGCGGCACAGGCGCAGCTATTACCAGCACCAGCGGCGTAGGCGCAGAAATTTACAGCGGCAGCAACTGGGGCGCAGAAATTTACAGCACCAGCAGCATAGGCGCAAAAATTTACAGCGACAGCGGCACAGGCGCGAGCATCAGCACAAACTCTGGCTATGCCGCTGCGGATATTTACCATGCTGGTAGCGGCATAGGCGCAAGTATCTACAGCACCAGCGGCACAGGCGCAAGTATCTCCAGCGGCAGCAACTGGGGCGCAGAAATTTACAGCACCAGCAGCATAGGCGCAGTTATTTACAGCGACAGCGGCAAAGGCGCAAGTATCTACAGCACCAGCGGCACAGGCGCGAGCATCGAAACAAACTCTGGAAGTGCAGCTGCGGATATTTACCATGCTGGTAGCGGCATAGGCGCAAGTATCTACAGCATCAGCGGCGCAGGCGCAAGTATCTCCAGCGGCAGCGGCGTAGGCGCAAGTATCTACAGCACCAGCGGCGCAGGCGCAAGTATCTCCAGCGGCAGCGGCGACCACTTAAATGTAGGCGACGGTCTTCTTGTCGTAGCGAACAACGGGGACACCACGCTGACTGAGTTGCTTATTGCCAAAGCAGTAACAGCCACCCCGAACACTGTAGCCGCGCTCACTGGTGGCGAAGGCACAATCGCCTACGTCAATGACGCAGACACTCCAGTAATCGGATCAGCAGTTGTCGGCGGGCTATCAGCAAAATGCCTTGTATGCTACAACGGAACTGCTTGGATCGTCACGTCTCTACTCTAAAACTCTCACCTATAACTAAATATATGCTACAAGAAATTACTCCAACCGAGTCCGTCATCGCTAACCAAGTCGCAGCGCGTCTTGTAAACGAAATCCTGAACACCGCAAAACGAGTGGACGCTATTCGCACCGAAGGAATCCCTGCCATTGCCGCTGCCGAAGCGACACCTGAGCAGACTCTTCCAGATGGTCGTAAGATGCCTGCCAGACCTGCTCGTCCTGCTGTCCCTGCTATTAGTTCTGAAGCAATCAATGCTGCTTTGGGAGAGGACAACTGCAATTTGCTTGATTCTATAAAATCTGCGCTTTTATGATCGATCCAGACGATGACGAAATCGGCGAAGGCACAGGATCACCAGTAACATGAAACCAATGAAACCAATGTATCCATACCGACCGCCGAACGATGGAACGGACTCAATGATTTCCCTATCGATCGCGCTTGTAATACTCACCATTTTAATCATCTTCTACAATTTGAAATAAGCCATGCCAGAACATTCTCCCCTTTACAATATGGTCAACGGATCCATAGGAGCCATCGGATCCCTGCTCGGCGTCATCAGCACCTTCCAAGAGCAACTCGAATTTAGCGTCCGGATTACTGGCGGACTGATCGGTATCGCGATCGGGCTGGTGACGCTCTACAATTTCGCAAGGAAACGGAAGTGATGAACAAGAGAGCGATCATATCGTTCTCCGGCTTCCAAGAGTCCGAGGACAACCGCAACGGCTTCGAGGACGGATTCTTCCGCATCGTCTCCGCCTTCGCAAAGCCGGGCGAGATCTACGTCTACGCACCGCGGACTTGGAAGTCGAACGTCAAAGCTCTTGCCGATCAACTCCGCAGGCAGCGGCTGAGCAGCGTCGCAGTCCTCAGCTACTCGCACGGGCAAGCAGCGACCACGGCCTTCGCTCGCTACGCCTACGAGATCGGACTCGACATTGATCTCTGGATCGCCTGTGACCCAGTCTATCGTCCTACATGGCTGCCTCGCTGCACGCTCGCACAAGCCGTCTCAGTCCGCGCCATGCTCAAGCGCGGCACCATCAAGATCCCGAAGGGGATCGCTCGGACCGTCTACGTCCGCCAAGAGCGCGATCGACCCAACGGTCACGACCTCGTCCCAACCTCGCCGGCGCAGATCGTCGAGCTGGCTGGCGTCTTTCACACCTACGGTCACAGCGAGATCGACGAGTCGCCAGAGTTCTGGCAGGTCGTCAAGGACGAGCTGACCATCTGGGCGAACCCACCTAAAGCAATCCCATTACCAGAATGAAAACTTTATTACTTTTATCGATCCTCCTCCTGCCGAGCTGCAACCTGACCGTGGATCCAGACGGCACTCGCAACTGGTCTTTCAGCGGAGAAGCAGCCAAGGCGATCGTCGTCTACGCAACCAAGTAATCCATGACACCAAACTCCAAGCCAAAAGCCAGCCGCCAGCGCATCGAAGTCGCTGCGCTGAGAAAATGGAAGGAATCCGGACGAAAAGCCGAGGAGTTCCCGACGACTTACATCTTTGCTTCTCGCGCCTACTATCGAGACACGATGGGCAAGACTGGCGTCAACGACACCGGCATCTACGATGACGCGATCTTCATCGTGACGCCTGACCATTTCAGCGCGTGGAACGCCAACACGGATCCGAGCCGCTACGGATGGAACGCAGGAGCTGGGAAGTTCATGGCTCGCCTCAAGCCGGGCGTCTGGTCATTCCGCCGCCTGAAACACAAGATGAACTCGCCGCGCGGCTACATGGCATTCGGGCAAGGCTCGGCACCTGTCACGGTCGAGCGCATCAAGCAGGACGGCAGCGTGGCTGTAACCGAGACAGGAGTCTACGGCATCAACCTCCACAGAGGAGGCAACAACGGCACCTCCTCCGAGGGCTGCCAGACTATCCCACCTTCGCAATGGATCGACTTCGACAAGACACTCGCCGCGATCATCGGCGAGCGTCGGATCGAATACATCCTCACCGATGAGGAAATTTAAAATTATTTTCGGCGATGCATCCTTTATAGAATAAAGGATTTGATCGTTTGGGAACTATCTCATCGAAAAAAAGTCTTTTCTTTTCATTAGGCAATGCCTAACTTCCTCACATCGCCAACGCGACTTAACCAACCAACCGACCAAAACAATGACAACGACCAACGCAGCAAAGAAACTTACAAAGGCAGGATTTACTGTTTCAGAAATCAAAGGATCTTTCCAAGCCTCACACCCAGCAACCGCCTACATTATCGAATATATTCGCAATGGCGGAAGTGACAACATCATCTGCATCAATGTCCGCAGGGCTAATGACAAGGACGACAGCATGACAGATTACTTTGCCGGAACTTGGGTGGATAACATCACGCAAGCTATTCGCCTCGCCATCTAATTCTCCCAACCCTCCTCGCGTTTTCTTTGGTCGGTTGACCGAGGAGGCGCGGGGGTTTAACAACAATAACAACACGAACACCATGAACAACAACTACGACATCAAGCCCGGAACTGACAAGTTCCTCCGCCTCCACATCGACGATCTGAGCAAGCTCACGCTAAACGAGATGAAGATCCGCCGACCAAATGTTAACCGATCGATCACTCCAGTCATCGTCACAGCGACGATCACCGGATTCATTATCGGCATCATAGCCGCTTACTGCCTCGGACTGCTTCCGAACTAATCTCCCTAAATAACAACAAACCAAACCAAGTAAAATACATGAAACTAAGCGAAAAGAAAAACAGCAACTTCACCCCGCACCCCGAAACCGAAGGACCGATCAAGGCCGTGCTGGTGGACGTTACCGAGTTGAAAAAACGCATGACACAATACGGCGAAAAGGATGAGTTCCGGCTCGTCTTTGAAACCGAGGTCATGGACGAAGAGAACGACCGCCGCTTCTGCATCTGGTCACGCGGATACACGCCGAGCCTAAACGAGAAGGCAGCACTCCGCAGGGATCTGAAGAAGCTCATGGGTCGCGATCTGACCAGCAACGAACTCAACGAGTTTGACCTTGAGGCGCTCATCGGTCACGGCGTCAAGCTCATCATCCAGCATGAGACGAAGGACGATAAGACCTACGCCAACATCTCGTTCATGGCACCCGACCGCGACAAGGCAACTCTCAAGCCATCTGGCAAATACATCAGGATCCGCGACCGCGAGATCGATGGCGCCGCTGCTGGCGACTCCGAGGAGAAATCCGAAGAGACAGGCTGGGAGTCGGTCGAGATCCACGTCGGCAAATACAAGGGCAAGAAGCTCGGTGAAGTCGACGAGGCTGGCGTCTCAACACTCATCGAGAAATGGCTGCCGAAGGCGGTCGCTGACAAGAAGCCAGAGGACAAGGCGCTCATCGCCGCTCTGACCGAACTCTCAGCGATCCTGATCGGCGACGACTATTGATTTCTCTGGATAAATAGTGCATTGCATGGCACGCCTCATCCTGCTCACGCGGGGTGGGGCATTCTGGGCGAAACTACCAACAAGACACACCATGCCAACCATCGCCGAAATCATCGCAGCCAAGAAAGCCGCCGCCAAGCCACCGCTTCCAACTGTCAAGGAATCCTTGTCAGTTGACGACCCTATGTTGGAAGCAGCCATCAACCGCATCGACCCGCCGGGAAAGCGCAGAGGGCTAGTGGTGAGCAACAAGCCGCCACTGGCTCAAGCAACGACGCCACCGCCAGCAGCCCAGCCGGAGCCGCGCAGCCTCTCGCGGACGAACGGCGAGGCAATCCCGATGGTGCCGACGAACGCGGACGCCGAGACGCAGACTTGGCACGCAGCCTTGAACGCATTCGAGACAGAGCTTTGCGTGATGCGCGATCCAATGGATTCGGAAGTGGCTTGGCTGGCAATCCGACCCTACCGCGCCGGGATGCCGCCTATCCTCCTGCACCGGATCCCGTGGCTCATGTGGGACTATCCTCACCCACCAACGGAAAACGAACCGTTCTGAGCATCCGCGAAGCGCTCGCCGAACGCGCTCACAAAGCCAGAGCGCGAGTCTGCCCACCGAACCATTGCTCGACCTGCTACTATAAACACTACCGAGCGCTCCTCATCGACTGCTGCGTCTGCACCGGACACATCGACCTCTCACCACCTAGACCATTCTCCAAACAATAACACAAATGACATCCGAACTATCCGAAATAACTCCGCTCATCCTCGCTGGGGATGGGTATCAACTGACCATCTCGCCAGAGGCCGAGGCTCGCAAGGCAGCGCTCATTGAGAAGGCATCCTCGATCACGACCGTCACAAGCAACGACGAGAGCGGTCGCGCTCAGTTCCAGACACGCTCACTCGCCGCGATGCGGATCGAGGTCGAGAAGTCACGCAAGCTCGTCAAGGAGCCGGTCAACCGGATCGGCAAGATGATCGACGCAGCCGCTGCCGACTTCCTAGCCGAGATCGTCGCCGAGGAGAACCGCATCAAGAAGCTTGTCGGCGACCATGCCGAGGAGGTCTTGCGCATCAAAGCAGCGAAGGAGGCGGAAGAGCGCAAGGCGTTCGACGCTGCTCGGGCAGCGAAGGAGGAGGCTGAGAACGGCGGGATCGCCGCAGTCATCGCCGCAAAGAAGGCTCTCGCCGACAAGCTCCAAGCGAGCAACGAGGTCGCCGCGACCAAACTCTCCGACGGCATCCGGTTCGCGTGGGACTTCGAGGTCGTGAGGATTGAGGCATTTTATGCTGCCGAGCCAGATCTTTGCGAAATAACACTCAAACGCGCAGCAATCCTTACAGCTCTCAAAGAGTTGGAATCCAACGGATTTGCTGTAGCTATGCCCGGCATCCGCGCATTCAAAAAACCAATCGTCTCGAGCCGATGAGCAACTTTATCAAACCACCATACGACGGCGGACCAGCGTTTCCTTCACCGGATTTCATTCACCCAAACGGGCAGATTCAATTCGGCACCTTTGGAATGAGCCTGCGCGACTACTTTGCAGGTCAAGCACTCAATCACATCCCTGCATTGCTTACAGCTAATGAAAAGAACAGGAGCGTGGAAATGATCGCGGCATGGTCTTATGAAGTAGCCGACGCAATGCTTAAAGCACGGGAGGAAGCACCATGAGAGAGTCAACCATCGAGAAGGCGGTCTGCGCGTATGCGAAGACCAAGGGCTGCATCACGCTCAAGCTCGCCGGGATGAATCAGCGCGGTCAGCCAGACCGGCTATTCATTCGCGACGGCAAGCACCTCTTCCTTGAGTTCAAGTCTCAAGGCAAGAAGCCGACCGCGCTCCAGATTAAGTGGCTCATCGACCTCACCAACCAAGGCATGAACGC